TCTCCTCCATTTTTTTCAGGAGAATCATTTTATTTAAGATCTGATAATATTTGGCATGTAATGCTGGAATTCTTGTTGACTCACCATGTAGGTTATCGTCATCTATTTGTGAGTCTTCTTTCCATAATGTTTGAATTTCATCAATATCCATAAATTAAGTAGTAACTTCTATATCATATATAGAATACTTAAAGGTCGCTTCGGCCATGACATATTTGATATCTTCTTGTGCTGCATCAAAGTTAATTCCAGATAAACCTACAGGAAATGTATCTCTAAAATTGACTTTTGCGATAACATTAAAGTTGCTATTATAAACTAAAAGAGTTGCATCAGAATACTCATTGTAAGGTGATCTTCCATTTGTATCTTGTATGTACTTATCATCATCTTTGAGTGATGAAAATTCTGCAAGTGAATCTGGAAAACCTAATCCTCTCATCCAGTTATGAACTTCAAGATAATTCTCTAGATTCTCATCTACAAAAAATCTGAGAGTAAAATCGTCATATGTTAACTTATCACCAGGAACTGGAATATCTCTTAAGTAAGTATTTTGTTGAGCAAAACCCAAGTTAATTCCAGGTATTGATGCAGAGTTTGAAAAGAAATCCGCCTTTGGAACTTTAGTTACAATAAACTTAAATCCAATAGGAGACAGATAGTTCCGATTAGATAATTGTGTTATCTTCCAATTGTCAAGCGACTCAGGCATTATTCTCCTCCACCTCCACCATTCCCACCGCCATTCCCGCCACCATTAGAGCCACCGCCATTGGAATGACCACCATTGCCATTCCCATTACTTCCTCCATTACCATTCTTTGAATTGTCATCGTCATTGTTCCTATCGCTACGTAAATAACCACCATAACCTACACGATACCCACGAGGAATCTTTTTGCATTTTTTATCCTCATGGCAGTAGTATTCTCCATCTGGACATTTTTTACCTTCATCAATGAAATTTTTAAATGATTTCATCACTATCCGTTTTTAAGTATTTAGACAAAAAAAGAGACCCTTTCGGATCTCATGTATTTGTTATATTGGAGCACTATAAAGACCTGGTAAACTGGGAGTCTTAATTTCATGTTTCCATTTTACTGCAACTTTTTCCCAATTTGAACCAATTTGAGTTTGTCTTTTGTCTACCATCCATTTATCCATCCAATAACAACAGAAACTTATTTGTTTACCTAAAATTTTCCAACTAGTTACTTTTGGTTTAAATACTTTATCAACCATCCATTCGTTAACTATATGTGTGATTCCATCCCATTCAACATTTGTAGTATCAAGACCCCTTCGATCAATACGTCTAAGTGCCTCAAGTAATCTTTCCTCATTTACTCCCCATTTTCTAAGAGACATTAGTGCAAGACAAAATAGTGTGGCATCCCAATTTTGTGCTTTGGTTATTAATCCATCTATTACTTTTATTTCTTCAAAAAATTCTACGACTCTCCACTCTAACAATTCATCAACTACTTTTCCAGATGTTTGATTTAATTTTTGTGGAAAATAAAAATAACATGCCTTTTTTAAAGCAGTATCGAAAGATCCTCTTTTGACTTTTTCTGATTTTGGTTCATAACCCAGTGTATTTTTTAATATACCATACACTTTTTCTGCAGTTTTTTCTGTTGCATACTTAGAATCATATCTGTCATATGCTCGACGCATATCATCTAAATTATCAAAATAATAAACAGTCACAGAAACAAAGTCTGGAAGTATATCTGTTTTACCATGCTGCCACATATATCTTCGAGTATTTCCATCTAATACACACGTATACCCTTTCTCATATATTTTTCCATACTTTTCGTCAGTGTTTTTTAAAACTCCAATTTTGACTTCAATATGTTCCATTTCAAATTTTTCTAAATGCCTTGCTTTTTTTGCACGAGATTTAGTGTCTCTTTGACAAAATACTTCAGGTATCATAAGAAACTCTGCTAATTTCATGTAGATAACTTCCATCTTTCCTGAAGATTTAGTTGGAAAAAAGGGAAGAATTTCTCCTGTTTTATCACTCTTAATAATCGGTTTGTCCATTAATATTATATAATAATTATATTATATATGATAGCATATTTCGTATCAGTTGTCAATAAAAAAGAGACCCTTTCGGGTCTCTCTGTATAAAAGGAATTATATCCTTTCTTCTTACATGAGGTTAAGAACCTTAACTCTCTGGTAATAGCGGTTGCTATTTGCCTTGATTCTACCAAGACCTTGATCAAGACCTTCAGCGAATGGGTTTGCGACCATACCGTATCTGGTCTTAAATCCAATTTTTGGCTGGAAGGTATTCTCTCCCACAGCACGTACCATCTGTAGTGGAACGTATGGGCAGTAGAATAATCCTGCGTCGTATGGTGATGAACCTTTGTAACCAACAACGTAGTACTGTTGTGCAGCACTGTTTGCTGAATATGGGTCAATGTATACTCTGTACTTACCTTGAAGAACACCAGCAAATGTATTACCTGTGTCATCAACGTTAAGGTTAGCATTAAGTGCTGGAGTGTAGTCAAGTACACCTGCCATTGTTAATGCAGAAGCAACGTCAGCGGAGCATAGGATCATGTTGCCCTTTCCACGACGAGTTCTCTGTGCGATTCTGTTGGCATCTCTTTCGATCTGGAAGAGTAGTCCTTTGAACTTCTCAACTGACCAACGACCATTACTGTCTACGTCTAAGTCGAACGCACCAGTTGTGGCAGTGTTAACAGCAGCACCTGTTTCAGCAACCTTGTAGATTGTTCTGATAACTTCTCTGTTGATCTCAGCAAGTATCTCTGTTGAAAGGATATTTGCT